CATTTCGGTTTTTTTTTGCAACCTTTTTTTGATTTATCCAGTTCGCTTTCTAAGTTCTTTTATGTCCATTCTTTCCCCCCTTTGATTTCCCTCTGTTTTTATTTTATAATTTACAAAGCCTATTTTTTAGGCTTTGTTTTGTTTTAGCCGCCCTCTTAATCCTTTTGGACGAGGGCGGTTTTTCTTAATTTATTTAACTATTATTAAAGTTATTGTAGTAATGCGAGAGAGAGCTTCTAAAATCCAACCTTTATCCTATGCGGCGTGCTTATAGGTGTGTATTAGCTAATTTTGTATAAAATCATATCTCACCTTGAATTCAAGCTACTTCCTCCTATTCAAAATTCCCGTTACTGCAACTGCGACTACAACTGCGACTATCAAATAAATCTTCATTTTGTTTACATTGATGATTTTATATGTTATATTTATGGTAAGGAGCCCCGAGGGGCTTTCCTTACCGGGTGAGTAACCAAGTGATTAGTCCACTTACTACTCCAGAGATGATACCAGAAGCTGTGTTGATTGCAAACTCTTTCAGTTTCTGGTTTTTCTTTTTTTGTTTCATCAATGTTTCCTCCTTCCTTATGTTTATATTATGCACTCATTGAGTGCATTTGTCAAGTCTTTTTATAAACTTTTTTTATTTTTTTTGCAATAAAAAAAGAGGGCCTATGCCCTCTTATCTGTAGTATTTTGCAAGTTCCGCCTGTACCTCGTTGTAGTCTACACCCGCAGCTGCCACTCTCCTTACTCGGTCGCTACCAGTTCCCCAATCTTGGCCGTAACCATGCCAAATTTGATGTGCGATTTCTGCTGCCGTCAGACTTGTGTTTGAGCCTGTCTTTTTGATGTGACTCGCTGGCATTGCAGCTGTGACAACTCCACCTCTGCCGATTACGATACGATTTGCATTTGACACTTCGATTACTTCATACTCTCCACTTACAGCAAGGCTCGTGCCGTTCACGTCAATAGGATTTGTCACTACAACCTTGTCGCCTACTGCAAAACTGTCGCTTGGAGTAACGGTTGGTGCAATCTGTGGAGCTGGCGCAGTATCTGATAGGTTTGTGTGATTAAAGCCGTTCGATTTTATCAAAGCTGGATAGTCAATATTAGCGACATTGACATCCACGCGTCCTGATACGCCAGCAACACTACCATCAGAGCTATACTGCCACATACCACATTCGTAGCTTGGTGCACTTGTTCCCCATTGCGCTAGCCATAAATCATACTGACTAACATCACTGAAGTTGACCCTTGACTGTATATAGTCAGGATTGAGGTAGTTTGACACATAGTATCCGTACTGCTCCATTCTCTTGCAAAATGCGTCAATGATAGCGGTGTTTAGTGCTCTCGTTGGAGTCACTCCACTATCACGCATATAGCGCTCTGAATCATACTCAAAGTCGCAAGCTACTGGCATATCAAATGTGCCTTTGTATCTTTCTAGCAATCCTACAAATACGTCCGCGTTCGCTTTCGCCTGCTCTTCATTAAGTGCGTATATGAACCAATACGCACCGATGTGCAACCCTGCTGCCTTTGCTCTTTCTACATTCTGCGAAAATCTCTCGTCCTCATATCCATAGCCGTAGCCAGCTCTTATCATTACAAAGTCTATTCCACTTGCTTTGACTTGATTATAATCAATTCCGCCATTGTGGCTTGATACGTCGATTCCTTTCATTGTTTCCTCCTATTCTAGGTCCTTGAAGTCTTTAACCTCTTCAGTTTTATCTAATTTTAGTAGTTGTTTAAACATTTGATGCAGTCCTGTGCTTGCAAGGCCGCTAATTGCACCTCCCACAATCACCTCTAACGTAATTGACCATGTACTTATACATCCAAGTACCGCGCCCACGATCGCCAGTGTTGTTGGAATGTACTTGTTGTCCGAAGGCAAGTACATTTTCATCAGATATCCGATGATCAAGCATGCCACGAGAACAAGTGGCATAATAAGTTTTGGTATAAATTCAAGATTCATAGTTTACCTCCTTCTTGAATAAAAAAACGGCCTTTAAGCCGCAACGATTAACAAACTATTTAAACATTACAATTATCTTTTAACGGTAATTGCTTTACTTCATTTATGACTTTTTCCGCAGTGCCATTTCCACCAAGCTTTTTATACGGTATATATAAGTAATCAACAAGATTTTCGTATTCATCTCGCGTTATACATCCCCTTTTAATATAGCACTCTCCTAAATAGCATATGCGATCGTGCCCAAGACCGCGCATCATCATTGCATAGTCGCTCTTGCGTTCCATGTATCGCTGCACTAACATACTTATAAAGCTCCATAGTCCCGTGCTTGCGAAAACCGCGATTATAATTGCTCTTTCCATACCTGACTCCTTTACTTATCTCTCTCAATCAATTCCCAATCGCTCTTTTCAGGATTTGAGACATTTTTATCTTTCGATGATTTGTAAAGCTTGTTGTAGTAGATTACATAATCTCCTTTCTTATAAGTTTTATCTGCTGCCCAAAACTCTGCACTTTTATACCATTTTTCATAATCGCTTGCGTTTCCAAGCTCAACTTCTGACCATAACTCTGGATCGTTTATTGGAATATTTTCATATGTTGAGTTGTGCGCCTTGCGGGAAAGATAAAGTTTGTCATTATAATTCACGTAGTGGCCTAACGGATAATAAGAGCACACCTGCCATCTTTCCACCAGTGACACCACTGCCTTCTTGTTCTTTTCGAGTTTTAAATTTGCATTGATTAGTAGATTGAGCGATTCCAATCTTTGCTCGTCAAGATCCTTTGTTGTGTCTACAATCTTTATGATTCCCGCTAGGTCCTTCTCCTCAAAAACTCCAAATACCGTTTTCCCATCCTCGCGAGTGGCAGCAAAGTAGTAACTACCGTTTTCTTTTTTGTTGATATTCAACATTTTCATTTTATTTATACCTCCCATATATTCTTATAAATGGTAATTCCGCAGGCACCTGATTCGCAGCCCATGCAGGTGTCGGCATTAATAACACAACTTGCAATACTTTTGTATTAGTTCCTGACCCACATGTGTACACACCTCCATTGCAATGACCGCTTACCTGCACATTGCTTATTGATTTAAATAGATCATTAGGCATGGACAAATTTCCAATCCATCGCCACCAACACGAGTTCCATTGCACCATGTTTATTGGCGTTATTTGCTTTATTTGACACGATGCTTCACAGGTTCCATCCGAAAACTTAACCACTTCAAACTGACCTAGCTTTTCAGCTTTAATTGGTACTCTTAGTCCAAGCGTTTGTAAGACTTTGCCTAGTCTTACGTCCCCACTTTCGGTATTCGTAAGTAGTTTAATGACTTGTAACTCTGTTGGAGTTAGGTCGTAAGCTACTCCCTTTCCTCTTAACTCATTGTTAAATGTGGTCGGTATGTCAACGTCAAATAGATCCTGGCGTTCTGCTACCTTTCCTATTGCCATTCCTCGCCCGCTCTTATGATAGTCAACGAGGGTGAAAGCTGTTCCAATCAACTGAGTATACTCAGTAGCTTCAAAGTCGTCTCTTAGCGTTACTTTTATTTGCCAAGAATAATCTCCATGGCATGGTAGCACTTTACTACCTGACATCTTGTACCTTTCAAGTTCATCCGCCTCTTGCGTACCGTCATAGCTGCCTTGCCTTGTAATCTCGTACTCGATAGTTTTCCCATTCTTGGAATTGACGCTTGCAACAGTTGCGTTGTACTTTATGTTGACATAGTTCCCAGCTGCGTCAGATTCTCCGTTTGCTTTACATCTTTCTACTTTGACACCAGTTAGCACAGGTGCATGCCAATCTATTATTTGCAGTTCTTTTGTGACCGTGATTGTGGAATCTCGACTGTCTGTGATCGTTGCTTCGATTGTTATCTTGTCTTTTTGTGGAGTCAAACTTGACCCGTCCACTGATGGTAATTCTCCATTGATTTTGAGCCGTTCATCTTTTTTTGTTGCTCTATATCTGTACTCTGGCTTTACCGCTATTTTTATTTTAGATTGGTGCTTTACATACCCACCATACTTCTTGTAGCATTCCGTTTCATCTTTGTCTTCAATCGTTGCGCTAGGCAGCATATCAGATGATGGGTTTATTGCAACTAATGGTGCATCAATTCGTCCAAGATTTGTATTACCGTTAAATGTATAGACTCGTACCAGTAATTTTACACTTGAATCTGGAAACTTATTTTTCCAATCAACTGGTAGGGTCCAAGTCGTGTCGGTTGGGATTTTATCAGCTATTTTTATTAATGAGTTAATGTCATTATTGACCCCTACATAGATATCGTGTGTAAATGCAGTTGATTTTCTATGCGTATAAATGTCAAACGATTCTCCAAATGTCACCGTAGACTTTGATGTTGTCGGAGAAGATGCACGTGGTATAGTTGTTAGCGTTGCCGAATTTGACGCTGTAAGTACACCTACAACCCTCGTATCAAAGCTTGCGGATGCATATAGAGTTTTTGAACCGTCTGGGTTATGTGGAACCCAAACCCCAACACTATGTATTACCTGCGAACTTCCATTTACTTTAAAGTGACCAGAAAAGGGATAGTTGACTCCATTGACCGTTAGAGTGCCTGCTGCGTTAGTGTGTTCTGCGTAATAACCGCTTGATGCGTGTATAGACAGGTAGACTGCCATATAGCTTTGATTGTTAACAATATCCTGTTGTCCAGGGCTGAATTGTATTGATAGCCAATATCCCATTTTAATCCACCACCTTTAAGAAGCTTAGATTTCCATTTTCTCGCGGGATGAACGCGAACTTACCCAGTCTAAGACTGTTTATAAACTCACCATCCACTGCGTAGAATTGTCTATTTTGCCAGTATGCGATTTCCGCTCCATTTTCTATAAATTTAATCTTATCGTTCTCAATTTTGAGCGTAAGGGGATTACCTTCCGCTCCAAGTACAATATTTCCATTTTCAAATCTTATGTATTTGCGTATTTTCTCAAACTCTGCCGTACTTCCTGCGATTGCTGCGTCAAGATTTTTGCTTAGTCTTTCGAAGTTAAAATAAATGCCCTCGGTTGTTTGCGTGATTGAACTTTTTATCTCGCTTATGATTTGATCCACTAGCATGGATCTCGACTCTACTTGCTTTATAATCGTATCTTGCGTTTGCGATATCTTCGTTGATGTTTCCTCCGAAAGCGACGATACCTTGCTATTGATTGATGCATTAGAAGTTAAATCTAATGCTTGGCCAACATCCGCAGAAAGTTTATTAGCCGTAATGGAATTTGTAACAACTGCATCTCCCATGAGCCCATCAGCCGTGGCAGCTGTTTTCCAAACCCACTCACCGTTTTGCTTCTTTTCGTTAGAAATAAGCATCTTACCCGCACCGATATAAATCACCTTTGATGGATTTTGATTTATTTGTCTATCAAAAGAATATAGTCCTGCAGGCAATCCATATTCATTGCCGGCTTTTAAGTCGTAGTTATACCCATCTTCGCCAAAATATTGTTTAGTGATTCTTGAAAGAACCTCTTCTCTGACGGATGTGATTCGGTTGTTGATTTTTTCTTGCGTTTTCTTAAATTCATTTCTGATAGACTCACCAAAGCTTTTTGTCACCGTTCCAAATGTAAATGTTTTGGATTCGTCCTGTACGACTTCTTTTATGATGCGTACCTCTGCAGCAAATCCTATTTCATCGTCTATCACCTGAACGTAGTCTCCAAGTGAACCGTCAATATTTATATTCACAGCTTCCACTGTATACTCCGCCTTCGGTTGACTTAGCAGCGCGAGTTCTTTTCTTGTCGTTTCCAGTAATTTGGCTTTATCGGTCTCCTCTTCATCAACAAAGAAACCGAAAACGTGCTTTTTTTCGTTTTCTTTTCCCACTCCATATTTTTCTTTTGCCTCAAGATTTTCGACATATGATTTTCCATTGTTTATTTCTGCAAAATCTATACGCCTTCCATATCCGCCATCTTCTTGCTCTTCACCTTTTCCAAATCCGTATAGCGCGGTGATTATTGAATCTGAAGATATTCGCCTTGTAAATTTAGTTATATTCTTTCCAAACTCAAGTCTGCTGTTTGACCTAACTCCTTGCTCTCCGATAACGAGAATCCTCTTCGTTATATCAGTTCCTGACATTTCGTATTCTGCATGCCATTCTACGTTATAGTCTTGTACTACCTTGCCTAAAGCTTCGAATGCAGAAATATGATAAAAGCTGTTTGTTTGCGTGTAACTCAAATCGTATGTTGGAAGGATTCTAAGTGTCCATCGTGTATCAGCAAGCAAAGATTCTATCGCTGCCTTTACATTGCCTTGCGGTCTTTTGTCAACGACGGGTACTCCTTCAATTTCTTTTAGCGATTCCTGGCAATAGTAGTGATATTCCTTAGTATCTCCGCGACTGTATTCAGAGTCAATGATGATGAATTCCAAAGGCTTTTCATTATCGTTGATGATAACTCTATATCCTTTTTCAAAATCAAGTTCACTGTCAAACTCTAGAGTTTTTAACTTTCCGATTTCTTTTGTCAGCTCATAGATTTCATCTATTGCATTGATTTGTTTTTCGTTTCTATCGTAAACAAAAATCATAGTGCTATCACCTCGCGATATATCGTGTTTGTCGCACCATTAGTTACGAGCATTACCGTTTTCCCTTTTTCGAAGCTAAAGAACCTGGAATCCGTACTTAGTTCAACATGCTTTCCATTCTGTGTAGCAGTCTTATTTTCAAGATCTATGATGATTGCACTTGTGGTATTTAGCGCATTCATCTTAAGTGCATGACCTTTACCGTCCTTAAGCGTCACATTTAAGGCGCTTGGCACGATAGAGATGCTTGCAAAATCTGTGCTGATAATTCCTTGATTGTCTATCGTCAGCTTGCCGTTCTTCTCTTCGCCGTACCACAGCCCATCAAGATTAACAAACGTCAATGATAGCAGCCCGTTTTTAAACACGTATTCGTCTTCTGCCTCTGCAAGAATTGCTCTACAATACTTGCCATTTTCTATAAGCGAAATAGGGCTATCAGAAAATGATAGCCCTACAATTTCATCTATTTGCTTTTTTGTTTCCACCCTCGACAATTTGTCATGAATCCTTATCTTCAGAGTTACTTCCTTTAACTGTCTTTTTCTCCCCTGTACACTAGGTTGTCTATTTGCAATTTCGCGGTAAAGGATATCGTTTGACAGCTTGCTATACTCTATCGATTCGATTGTGCCGAACTTGTGCAACTGTGTGCCGTTTATAATAACTTCATTGTTTATCATATCAAGCCTCCAGCAAGCTTACGTCTATTTGACTCAAGAGCAAGCCTGCGTTCTATTTCATCCGCGATTTTACGGATATCCATATCATCTCTAACTGTCATGTTTGCAATATTGATTGTGACACTTCCGTTAGACTGCGTTGGGTTAACTCTTTTAACAGCGTCGTCCAAAAACTTGTCTAATTTGTGAGTTGGTAACACTGCCTCTCTGCCTGCTTCTCCGACACCTATAAGGCTAGGCTTGTCAAAGATTCCACCTTCTTTGTACCAGCTTACACCTATTTTAGGTGGAAACGATTTGCTCAGTGGATTGATTGAGCCACTGATACTAAAATGTGGTAAAGGTAGATGTGGCCACTTAAACCTAAAGTTAAACAATCCTTTGATTTTATCAATTGCTGCCTTTGCTAGATTTGCCGCTCCGTTTATAGGAGTCATTATTGCATTTTTTATGCCTTCCCATACGTTCGCAGTCGTCTGCTTTATGGAGTTCCAAATATTTACGAATGTATCTTTGATTGCATTTAGCTTATCTCTTGCCGCGTTGACAATCGATCCAAATATTGATACCATCGTATTTTTTATCCCGGTCCAAATCGCTGGAAGTAAATTCGCCAGCCCTGTTTTGAAAGCGTCAATAATCAGCGGCAATGCTGCTATGAGCGCTTGTGCAACAACTGGGATTGCTTTCACAATTTCAATAAATAGCGTTATAGCTCCCTGTATTAATATAGGTATTAATGTAGGCATCGCATTTATGAGCGTTGTCACAAGCGATGTGAATCCTTGTATCACTAATGGTATTATTTGTGGTAATGCATTTACTATCGCTTGAAATAATGTTACAGCACCATTAACTAGTATTGGTATTAAAGTTGGCATTGCGCTTACTAAACCATTTATTAGTGTCACGAATCCCTGAATTAGCTGTGGTATTATTTGCGGTAATGCATTTACTATTGCCGTAAATAGTGTCACTGCAGCATCAATGATCACCGGCAGCATTTTTAAAATGGCATCTAACACTCGTGGGAGTAGCGCCACAATTCCATTGACTATGCCTGGCAACTTGCCAACTACACTAGTTATAAATCCATTAATCTTGCCGCTCAACTCTTCTACACTTAATCCTGTCTTGGATAGTATTAATGCAAGAGCTGCGATTGCAGAGATGATTAGTATTATCGGGTTTGCTTTTAAGAAACCAAAAACGCCCTTTAGTCCTGCTCCTAAACCAGGCATAATTTTAGATAATCCACTAAAAGCTAAGCCCATTTTTGTTACAAGGCCTCCAACAATAAGTAGTGTCGGTGCTATGACTGCAAATCCACCACCGATTCCAGTTATTATCGCGAGCGTTCTGCCACTCAAATTTGAAATTATTCCCATGAAATGACTGAATACCTCTTGGACTTTTGTGATCGCAGGAACTAAATACGCTGCAAGCTTAGAACCAATTTGCTGAAAAGCAGTTGTTGCAATAAACTTCATTATATCGATTTGATCATTAAAAGCATTTGCTTGATCTAAAGTTTCTTGATCAACAAACTTTATTTTGTTCTTTTTCATCGTGTCTGTCACAAGCTTATAGGTCTTGCCCATGTCCTCAAGCATCGGATTTAATGCAGTTGCACTTTTGCCAAAGATTTGCATCGCTAGTGCATCTCGTTCCGTTTCGTTTGACATGGTTCCAAGTTTTTGGATGACTTCTTGAAATACTTCATCTTGATTTCGCAAGTGTCCATCTGCGCCTTTGACATTAACCCCTAGCATGTCAAAAGCTCTTGCTGCATCCCCTGTTCCCTGCGATGCTGATAGCATATTCTTTTTGAGTTTAGTCTGCGATTTGGCCATATCTTCAACTGATACATCTACAAGATCTGCGCTTGCTGCATATAGCTGTAGCTGTTGAGTATTTATGCCCGATGTCTTTGACAGCGTATTCAAATCGTCAGCTGCTCTACCTGCTTTAACAGCTAGCGCGCCAAGTCCTCCTGCTACTGCTGCCCCTAGTTTAGATAGCGGTGCTAGTGCATGGCCAGCAGCTGTAATCTTTCCGCCTACGTCCTGGAACTGTGATCCAAGTTTACCGAGTGGTGATATTGCTGCTTCAGTCTTTTTGAGCTCCGCATTAAAATACTTTGCTTGTGATTCTGCCTGTATTATATTCCTGCGAACCTCCATATATTCACTTGATGTTTTATCAACGCCAGATGCGTCTAGGCTTCTTTGTGCTTCCTTAAATGCTTCAAGTTTTTCTTTTGTTTGCTCAATTTTACGCTTAAGTTCAATCTGTTTTTGACCCAAGAGTTCTACATTGCCAGGATTAAACTTCAATGCTTTATTAACATCTTTTAAAGAAGTATCTACCCCTTTTGTTTCGTCCTTGATTTTATTCAGAGCCTTGCTCAGCTTAGTCGTCTCTCCCCTAAACTCAATTGTTATGCCCTTTATGTCTCCAGCCATCAATTACCTCCCTAGCGCATCCCAATCCGCCTGCGTTGCTTGACGCACTGTAGTATTTGCGCTTTCTGATTTATCATTTATCTTTTCAAACTCGTTATATTCGATGCAGTAATCAACGACTTGCCCTATTTCCATTTCGGTTATGCCTTCATAACTTAGCCCTCTTGAAATCGCACCAATTAAGATTCCGTCTGTGCTGATTTTGTTGCGTTTCCTGCTTTCGCCATTTTTACTATGTCCTGAAGGCGCTTCAAGTTTTTTGAGCTTACCATCGATCTAGTTAGTAGTCCTGCAACCGCTGGAGCTATAAGGTCAATAGGAAATTCTTCCTGTTTTTCCACCCAGTTTTCGAATGGAATTATATCCTCTCCGTTTTTCTTACGAGCATTTGCGTCCATCGCCCATACAATCTGCAGAAATGTAGTTAGCTCTAACCCTGCTAGTGAAAGCATTGCTGATTCCACTTTATCGGAATCCATATTTGCAATTTTTTCTTGAACCGTCTCGCCCTCACTCTCTCCGAGCATATTGATTGCTATATCTACGCCTGCTGAAATTAGCGGCAGAATGTCCGGGAGAATATCTCTCCCGAACTGCCCTCTATAAATCAGCAACCAGTTAATTGAGCTATCGATTTTAATGGAATTATCCTTATCGATTTTTATAGTTTTGATTGCCATATATCCCCCTACTCGTTTTTAACAGCCGGAATGGTTGGTGCGCTGAATACTGTTTCATAACCAGTGTCACCCTCTGCATATGAAATCTTGATAACACCTGTTTTGTTGTCGCCTGTAACTGTAATCGGAAGTGTCTCCTCTTCAACCTCTTTGCCTTCCTCGATTGTCTTATGTTCTCTTTTAATTGCTCCTAGTGAGGCATTGAAGAAGATATGTCTCCTTCTATTCTTGTCGCCCTTCCCTTCAAACGCGAAATAAACCTTTTTTGAAACTCCTCCCTTGATTTGAGCAATCCCTCCATCAGCCATTTCCTTGAAGTTGAGAAACGCTGTTTTGAACGCATCAGGGAATAGCGCCATATTAAGCTCTCCCGTCATGCCGTTATCGTTGAAGTCGCTATAGTATACGACGTCATCGGCAAAGAATTTTGATTCCTCTGAGTCTGCGTCTAGGCTTAGAGCTCTCATTCCTGGAACTGCCATTGATGGGCCTAGCTTTGCGGCTCCGTGTTCGTCAAGTTCGTATATTCCGATGTGAAAATTTGATGTACCAAATTCAACTTTATTTTTATTCATGTTTCGTTCCTTTCTGATCTAAACTTCATAGTAGATCACATATAAATCCTCAGACTCTATATAGACGTCTTCAGATTTCTCGTACAAAAAACCACCGTCAAGCAATAGCTTTTCGATGGTTTCTTCTTTCTCTTCGTTTTTCGACTTAAAATAGTATTCTATCCTGTATTTGTTTGTCTTGTAGTATATTGTGTCATCTGCCTTGATTGTTTTTTGACCCTCAGCCAAATACACAATAAACGGTGGCTTCGGAGCGTTTTTGAACACTCCATATGCCACCGGTATTCCAGCTCTTTTTAGTAGATTTTGAAATGTCATAGCTTCTCCAATTCATCAAGCAACATTTGCTTTGCTGCACTCTCTGCCGGTTTGATGTGAGGCCTTGCTGCGACGCGTCCATACGATCCATATTGGTTTTTTGAAATGTGTCCTCGCTCCAACAAATGAGTCAAACTTCCTTTTTTGTTGTATACTATAGCACGACCTTGCGAATTACGTTTTAGAGCCCAGCTCTTAGCATAACCGCCTTTCTTTCTCGGGCTTGTTTGCTTTAACACACTAACTGTTTGCCTGGCCACTCTTTGGATTGCTTCATCAGTTTTCCTGTCGAGCTCGCTAGAATAATCATCTAGGATTTTACTCATTTGAACTTCAATAGAATCACGCATTTCTTTCGAACCTTTCCTTCACAGTTAGCTCTATTGTGTTTTTTGCGATAAACGTCCTAATCACGTCGTATAGCTTGCCGTCGTATCTAACAATCTTTTGATTATCATAATCGTAATAGTCAGCTAAAACGAGCTTAAACTCTGGCTTTAATGATACAACAGCGGAATTGTAAAACTCTTGCTGTCCGATTGATGTTCTTTTACAAAAAACTTCCGTCCATTCATACCCTGGTACTTCGTTTAAGTATTCATCTTGCGTCAGTGTTTCTTTCCCCAACTCTGCTATTTCGTTATACATCAGACACCCTCTTATTTTTCCTCAATCCATCTGCGTGGATTTCGTAAGCTCTATGATACTTGTCAATGAGCCGTTCATCTTCTGTCATTTGCCAAAGGCAATAAATGCAAATTGCCCTATTTACCAGCGCATTATCTTTATCATTTACAACATCTTTTGCTACACCCATTCTTATTAAGTCCATTTCTGCTGCCGTGATTGTTGATTCAATTTCTGCATCTAATTTGTCATGCCTTATTCTAAGACTGTTCTTGACAGATTCCTTTCTGCTAACCATTGATTATACTCCTTGCTGCGCCAAAAATTGACTTATTATCTCCGATTTTAGTGTCGCTATGATGCCATAATGCCTCTCCCCTGCTATCTTTTTGATCTGTTCGATAGTCAGTGCGTTAAGTTCCTGGTGCGTGTACTTGTGCGCACTACCCGCCAAGGCGGCAGGGGGAGTTATTCCCCCGGCTTGAATGTAACCTTGACAAACGCTTTTGGATTCTCAAGACCACCATCAAAGATTTCATCACCTGTGATGATTGTATTTGCCGTCTTTGCCTCGAGCGACTGGAATATTTCAAGGGGTGCGTGTGTGTTTGCAAGCAGTGCGCCTTTGACTCCGAAATATGCCACGTTGTCAGCAAGATTGCTGTCTTTTTTTACTGTTGCCCCGTAGATTCTACCCTGTACTATAGGATCTGCCATAGGGTTTGGGATGAATGCCTTTGTGCCGTCTCCATCCTTTATCCCTGCAAGACCTGTCCATATAGTCTTTGAGTTTGCATATACGACAACCTCTCCATCTGCATCGATAAGGCTCATGATTGCTCTGATTGACTCATCAGAGTATGTCTTCTCTGTTAGTATATTTGCAGCCGCTATGCCCGAGTTATCTACTTTTGTAGCTCCTGAAGGTGCTTCATTGTCAAGCCTTGCGATTAGCACCTTTTCCTTCGCAACTCTAATTCTATCTGCAAGGTGCTTTACTAGCCAGTCCTCGAACGCATCTATGCTCTGGAACTTCATCTTTCTTGTGATTGTGGCATGCTTTTTGACCTCGACTCCTGGCAACGGTATCTGGACAAATACATCCTCTTCATCTTCGTTCGCTGTACCTTCGGCAACACCAGTTGCATCTCCAGCTTTAATTTCTGTATGTCTTACGAGTGCAAAACCTTCCTCGATTCCAGATGGTGTAGCATCATCAAGGATTGGTGAGTCGTTGCGTATAAGGCTTGTTATCTTATTTACAACCGTTACAGGCACGACCGCACCAGTGTTTGCTGTTGTGAACGTAAATGCACGCGTCTCCTCTTCAGATAGTTCGCCAAATAGGTGTTTCCCCCTCTGATCAACGGCAATGGATTTTAACCATGCTCTACGATACACCTCACTGTCAGCACCCTCTGACTTGTCCTCATTTGATGCGCTTCTCTCTACGACTGTTGCTCCGCTCACACCGCCATTGATCATCGCAGCTTCTTTAGTTCTCTGCTCTAACTGCATGAGTTCTTTTTCTCTCTGCTTTAGTTCTTTCATTTCGTCGATGAGACCTCTCACCTCGTCAGCACTTTCACTCTTTGCTACAAGTGTATCAATTTCCTTTAGTCTTTCTCTTAGTTCCTTTAGATTCATTACTTCTCCTCCATTTTGATTTTTTCATAGTTATATTTTTCGCGAGCTAGGCTTGCCGCCTTGATGCTTTCCGCTTTGCGTAATTCGCTTTCCGCTGCAAACGCATTTCTCGCTGATATTTCAGTAGCATCGTATGCCGGAATATCAACAACTGATACATCGTACAGTTTGTCAATTTCTAAGATTTTTCGCAGAACCTTTTCTGTTCCCGTTTCTTCATCTTCCGTGATCACATACTCTGACTTTCTGACTGTAAATGCAAATGACATCTTATCGAGAATCCCTCGCTTGATGTCTCTGTACAAGCTCTTATGACCTTCATCATCTTCCCATAGTTCGGTTTCCATATTGAGCCCTTTATCATCTTTAGATAGCTTTAAGCTATCATTTCTCGTCCTTGCAAAGACTCTTCCGCAATGATTCATGTTAAATATAACGTCTGACATATCCGCATCATCAAGAGCCTTTGCATCTATGGTTTCCCATATTTCCGAATTCCGATATTTGCAAATTAAGGTTTCACTGTCAAAAACAACAGGTCTTCCCTTGATTATCATTTGCTCCTGTCCTTCCTCAGCAGCCTCTCTTGTTTCAACCTTTCCGATGTTAAAATCTCTAAACTGCACATGCTTGTCTTCAATAAGACGTTTAATATTGTCAAGTTCTGCCATTTAATTTTCCTCCTCTTCACTCTCTTCATTTTCTACGGTTTGAGTTCCGACTGGAGCTGTATCCAGTCTCCTTATAGGTTCATCTCCGCCTTGTAATGGTGGCAAGTTCAGCGTCCTTCTCCATTCGTTTGGAGTCATTGCTCCTCTATCTACCATGTTCCACAAATTAAGCTTTTCGGTGGTAGACATAAACTGGATTGTGTTGGCTGAGAACACGATATAGTTGTCAAATCCTTTTTCTCGTTCGGTAAACACCTTACTTGTAAGCTCTATGGATAATTCCATTAGAAAAGGTTCAATACGTGACTCGTAGAACGCCTGCATTTCCTCCGGAGTCTGCTTCGCCATCAAGATGCTATCGTTGACTCCGTAATATCTCATGATATTTTCTCGAAATTCCTTTATATTTGCATAGTTGCTTACCTGCGGGCTTGCCTTTAGCTCCTGATATTCGTATGAGTTGTCGATTGCTGCAACGCCACCCTCGTTTGAAATGTTTAGATAGTCCTTTACAAAATCTTCTTTGACTTGCCTTAAATCTCCAGGATCTAGCATAGATTTTGTTGTCTTTAAAATACCTCTCAAATTTGCCGTACTCTTTATCATATTCGAGAGTCCCTCATTTGAGGTGTTAAGCATTTCAAGAGTGTTTAAAATTGGCGAGTTACTATCTCCTGAGATGTCATTTTCATTGTAATCCTTTCGCAGAACCGCAATGTCATCCCAGTGAAAAGTAAAGTTCCTGCCTGATTGAGTTTCGAACTTGATATACAGGTTATTCGTCGGACTTAATACTCCTTCAAATGATGTGTAAGGCATCGGATAAAATCCAATAACCTTATTTCTATCGTCGCGAATGATGATTATAAAAGCCGTATTCTTGAGCTCTAGCATCGTTCGAATTTTAGAGAGAAAAGCTACGCCATTCATGTATAGGTTCGGACGATCTCTTAGTATTCTCTCTAAACGCTTATCAGAGGAATTTGCCTCTGCCTTTGAAGTGTGATAAGCTATCGGTCTTATGCACGATCTTATAAGTTCCGATTCCCATTGGTTATTCCCAAACCTTGAAAATATCGCTCTGTAGCCTCCTATCTCGATAAATTCTCGTAGTTGCGATATTTTCTTTTTTGCCTTCCCAAAAAAGTTACTAAAGAAGTTCATTTTACCCCTTTCTTGCGACATAGCGCATAAATTCCTCTTCATGATTTTTTAGGCATGTGTACGCATTCAATGCTGACACTGTTCCGTCTATTCGCCTATTGTTTTGCAGTTTAACAGGCATGATAGACTCTATATTGTCGCTATTACGCGTTTTGACACCCGTGTTTAATAGGCAGTGTAGAAGCATAGGATTATTCTGATACACTATGTTTTGTGCCTCAAATTCGGCCCTGAGCTGCTTCATCGGATATGTCCACGTGTACGCCCCTTGCGCAATCTTTTCTAGCTCAAATCCGTAATTGTTAATCATTTCGTCTGCCCAATAGCCGGCCAGTGCTCTATCATATCCAATCCAAAGTGGCCTTATGTTATGCTCTTTAACCATTTTGTAAAACCATAGGCTGACTTGCGAATAATCAACCTGCGTTCCTGGAGATACTGTGAGCCAGCCTTGTTCCGCCCAAAGTGCATATGGAGCTTCAGGTTCTTCTTGGCTCATGACATAATCAAGTCTCTGTTGCGGCAAGAAATATTGCTGCAATAGATACTTTTTAGGATCATCTTTTTTGCAGACAATAAGACTTGCACACGTAAGGTCTGTCGTTGCTGATAAATCGCATCCACCAATAGCATACGAATTTTCAAGATATTTTATATCTGCAACCTCTTCATTTTGTGCAAGTTTCGGTGTTAGCCATGCCGACTGATTGCTCTCCTGCGCAATGTTAAAATCTTTGGTTAAAACAGTTGCTTTATAACCAGGATCATTTTTCGCTTTATTCACCGAGTCCTCTAAAAATTCCTTGCTCTTTATCGTTCCCAATCCAGGGTTTGCCATAATCCAATACTTCGGATTAGTCCACTGGCTTTCGTTTTCCAGCGCGTAATATAAAAATAAAAAGCGATCGTCTTTTGCATCGCCTCTCAATATCTTTTTGCCGTATTCAACTTGTGCATCAAATATTCCCTGCCTTACAAAGTTGTTTGTTGAGATTGCCCATAGCATCGGTTGCTTCCTCGCCATACTTGACTGAGACTGCTTCATGTCATCGTATGGACGTCTGCTTGTGAGTGCTCCCAGCTCGTCAACAATAACGCATGATGCGTTGTATGAGTCAAGCTTTTTGATGTCTGTCGCAAGAGGTTTTATTATACCAAAATTCCCTCTGCAGTATAAATCAAATCCTCTCGGTTTTATATGCTTACGAAGTGCAGGTGATTGCTGCACCATATTCCTTGATTCTGTGTACCCCTTCTTCGCTTGGTCTAGCTTTGTCGCTATAAAGTATACCTCCGGAGCTCCTTCGTCATCATTAATCAATGCATCAAGTGCAATCGCTGCAGCTTCTGTGGTCTTACCGTTTTTACGTCCTTCAAAGCAGTTTACCTCTCTGTATTGCCTTAAATTGTCATCATCGACCATGCCATATGCTGCTTCGAATTTTGCTTTTTGAAATAACTCAAGCTTTAACGACGCTCCTTTGTCTCCCTGTGACTGCCTGCAAAACATCTCCATGAAATCAATGTGTCTATTCGCAATATCTAAGTCAAGATGAAACCTATCAGGTTGAACTGCTCGATTTGCCAAAATCTCATACTGTCTTTTGATAAAATCATTCGCCAATATTTTCCCTGAAAATATAGCATCTGCATACTCGATTATATAACTCATCGCCTCGCTGCCATGAAAGCAAGAAGTTCGTCTTGCTCAGCGCTTGTCTCCCCTCTGCTTTCTGCTAAAGTCTTTATAACTGTGTTGTAAGATTTTATCAAATTGTTGTAGACGTCTACCGCTGCTGCCTTTTTATTCCCATACTGATTTTCGCCATTTTTATATGTCTCGATGATGCCATCTCGCTTAATTATCTCCTCACATTCTATCAATTCTGCATGCAAAAAAGCTGCTCGATCTATTAACGATGTGACGATATCATTATCTGCGCCCAATATTTTTCTAAGTCTTGTTCGCTCGCGTTTTCTAACGCTTTCTCGTTTTTTCTCGTCGTAAATTTGTATAAATTTTCCCAAATGACCACACCCCCCTCGTGTGCGCGTTCATGTTTCTGTCTCTTATACACACTGACGCTGCCGACGATACTCCTTGTGTAGATCTCGGTGGTCGCCGCATCATTAAAAAAAAAAAAAAATCTACA